GGTGTTCGATGGCCTGCGCCAGACAGTCGCGGGCGATAGCCTGAACAACGTTCTCGACCAATTTCCCACCGTAGGTTTCGATGCGGCCCCACTTGTTTTTGTCGTTCACGCCCATATAGGTGATGGACGGACCGCCCCAGCGGTTTTCACCGACAGCAGGCTCCACATAATAGAGCTTGCGACCGGACGGAAGCGAGATAGTCATGCAGGTCGTACCACGGATGCAGTCACATTCCCGCGCGAAGGTGCAGCAGCGAACACGGAGAGAACCGCCGTTCTGGATGACGCGGATCGCTGCGTCGTTGAAGCTGTACCAAAGGTTGCGGATTTTGGGGTTTGTGTTGCGCCACTTGTCCACGATGTCTTTGATTTCCTCGTCCGGCAGGTCGGCAAGCAGCTTGCCGGTGTCCATCTGCCGCATGGCAGGGACGCCGCCCTGATAGCCGAGGGCCAATTCTGCGACCTTGCCGCGCTGCCGGAGGGAATATTCTGGGTTGCCCTTCTTGATCCGTTCCAGTGGGACGCCGAACATCTGAGAGGCGGACGCCTCATAGATTTTGCCGTGCGTCCTGAAGACTTCAAGCCGCCACTCCTCGTCGGCCAGCCACGATATGACGCGGGCTTCAATGGCGCTGAAATCGGCATCAATCAGGACGTTGCCGGGGGCGGCCACAAACGCGGTGCGGATAAGCTGTGACAGCGTATCATTCGGAGAGCCGTAGACTGTCCGCAGCGCGTCGAGCTTGCGACCCTTGACCAGCTCACGGGCAAATTCCAGCGGCTCCGTGTAGGTGCGGGGCAGATTCTGGACCTGCACCAAACGTCCGGCCCAGCGCCCCGTCCGGTTTGCGCCGTAGAACTGAAGCAGCCCACGGACGCGCCCGTCGTCACACACAGCGGCCTCGATGGCGTCGTATTTTTTTGTGCTTGTTTTCCCCAGCTCCTGCCGGATTTCCAGCATCCGCTGAACGTGGTCGGCATTGTCGCGGCCCAGCAGCTCTTTGATTGTTTCCTTACGGAGAGTGGTAATGTCGTCGCCGGTTTCGGCGGACAGCCAGCGGGCCAACTGCTTGACGCTGTTAGGGTTTTGCAGACCGGAAAGCTGGACGGCCTCTTCGGTGAGCTGTGTGCGGATGGTTTCGCCCAGCCCCAACGCGCCTTCGCAAAAATCCATATCGACCGCCACGCCGCGCGCATTGATAAGAAGATCCGTTTCCCACTGCTTTTGAACGAAATCCGGCACAGGAAACACAGATAAGCGGCGTTCGATCTCCATTTCCGCCACAACGTCTTGACCGTTGTAGGTCTTGAACAGCTCCCATTTTTCGGGGTCGTGATGCGGGTAGTTTCGGGTTCTGCCGCCGTTCGCCTTTGTTGCCTTACAGGGTACGCAGAAATAGCGGATCAGGGCCTTGCCGGTAGCCAGCTTCTGCTTGTCCTCTGGAATGCCCAGCGCCCGGCCTGTCGCGTCCAGACCTGCGGTGTAACCGGCATATAGGCCATGCAGCATTGTGTCGCGGAACTTCGCTACATAGGCCGGGGTAAATCTGACACTGAAATGCCGAGCGATACAGCCCGCCTCAAAGGCTGCATTGTAGGCCATGAGCACGCTGTCGCTGCGGAAAATCAAGTCTTTGAATGCGGTGTTAAAGTAGTTGCGTTCCTGCGGAACAGTCAGGTCAAGCACACGAACAGGTCCATCGTCAACGCTGTAGGCGCACAGAAGAATTTCAAACGCCGGGCTTTGAATGTACCGGAACGCACCAGCTTTTTTGATGTTGATGTCGGAATACGTCTCGAAGTCAAGGTGGATGATACCCATGTAAATGCCTCCTTTGTGTCCTTGCCGGGCAGACGGTCACTGTGTAGCCGCCTGCCCAGCGCAGTGGTTTACATGGGCTGACCGGTGATGGGGTTGATCTGGCCGGGAGTGTAACCGGCCTGCGGCTGAACGCCGCCAGCGGGATAACCGCCGTAGCCGGGAACAGGCGTTGCGGGCATGGCCGCGCCATACTGACCGGTAGCATAGCCCTGTGCGGGGGTTGCCTGAACGCCGCCAACACCGGCGAACTCAGCGGCGGTAACAACGGAGTTGCTGAGCGGTTCGCCGTCGCGGGTCTTCATCACGGCGCGCAGGCCGCAGCCGACGCCGCGCTTGCCAGCAGAGTTGTAGGCATAGAAGTTGATGGACACGCGGGCGTACATACCGCTGTAGATGTCCGTGGGGGCCAGTTCGCAGTTCACGTTGTCTGCGCCGCAGACATAGGGCTTGTTCTTGCTGGATGCGGTCACGACCCAGCAGCCACGGCATTCCTCACCAAAAGGCTCGCCGCTGGGGCGAACACCATCACCATCATGGACAACGGATTCGATGCGGGCGGGGCGGACGCCGTTCCACTTGGCGTTGACACCGACCTCAGCGGCGGCGTTCATGGCCGCGTCAAGCTCCTGCTTGATATTCGGGTTGGACTTGGGGATCAGCAGCGTGACGCTGAACTTCGGATCGCCCACGCCGTTCTGCGGCGCACGAGCGGTCACGAGGTTGCAGTAGGACAGGCGGCATTCGGGGGTGAGAACTCTTTTCGGGTCATTCTGATACATGGTTTAATTCCTCCATAAAATTCATTCGGTTCAATATGTTCAGTCCTGCATCCGAAGGTGGGATCAAAGGTTTTTGTAAATCGCGTTGAAGGCGTTTCGGGTTACGGATTTGAGCGCATTCCGATTCAGGCGGGGCGCTTCCAGCAGCTTCATAATGGCGGTGAAGGATTCGCAGGCGTCGCGGCACATATCCAGATAACCGTCCGCGTTGCCCTCATAATCCTTGACCAGCTCCTGCTGTTCTTGGATTTTCTCCTTCAGCTCCGCAACGCAATCCCGGAAGCAGCGGGCGACGTCATCTCCGAGCTTTTCACGCAGCAGCCGTTCGAGGAACACGTCCTTGTCCTCGAAAATGACCTCCATGCTGCCGTCATTGAGATATACCGTTTCAGCCATCGGACGCACCTGTAAATTCAGCGGCACCGACGCAATAGGCTTCGCGGCGGTCACTTGCCAGCGCAAGTGTAGGTTTGCCCTTCGGCTTCGTGATGCACCCGGAAAGCAGCTCCGCGAAGGTCTTTTTGCCGAGCATCTTTTCCAGCTCTGAGAGGGTCTTCGGCTTTCGGTCATAGATCAGCGCCTCGTCATACCCGGCGTCAATCAGCTTCTGAACAGCGGTGTCAACATCCGTAAAAGCACGGTTGCTGCGGCCCTCCACCAGCTTCCAGCCGGGGATTTCGCCGCCGTCAAGCATAGCACCGGTGGCGTAATCCTGAAGGTCCTTGTACCACTGCACCAGACCTTCAGCTTGAATCAGCAGATCGCCAACTTCGGCGTCCGACAGGCACGGATTTTTTCCGATCTCCCGGCTGCCGTTCGCGGGGGTGAGATTCTTGAAATCCTCAAAGCCGGTGAAGAACGCGGCTCTTGCGGCGCATTGCGCCTTGCCCTTGCAGAATCGGCAGTGCTCACCGGGGCAGAAGGTTCCGGGACCGTCGTAGGCTTCCTTTGCAAGGGGCTTGATACTCTCGCCCCATGCAAGCAGATCATCCACGCTGAGGGCGTCCTCGCTGGCCTCCTGTGACAAGCGGGGCTGACAGATACCCATTGATACCCGCTTGATTTGGTCGCCGTAGATAGGCCCGTAGAGCCTCAGAGCGCCCAGCGCGTACAGCCGCATTTGCGGGTTGTTTTCAGCCGATACGGGAACGCCCTTGCCGTGCTTGTAGTCGGTGATGTGCAGCGTGTCGCCGCCGATCATAATGCAGTCGCAGGTCCCAAAGCCGTCCGGGATATAGGCCGTGAGGTCAACCTTGACCTCCATTGCCACATGGGGCGGCGTAGCGTACTGCATGGCCTTCTCTGTGAGGTATTCCACATACGCTTCGGCGGTCCGCAGCATTTCATCGGAGTACAGCGGGCGGGCTTGCAGCTTCTTCAGCTCCGAGTTGAATTTGCGCGTGGACAGGACGGTGAATTTCCTGCGGGCGTACAGCTCACAGATGGCGTGTGCCAGAGTGCCTTCCTCCGCATAGGAGCTTGTCCCGTCCGGGAAGTTCTCCTCGAAATGCGGTGCCGCCGTACAAGCCAGCCAGCGGTGGGCGCTGGATGCGCTCAGAAGGGCGTGTTGTCTGGGGGTAGGCATCGTCCCACCTCCCGTTAAAGCTGCGCTCCGAGAGCTTTCAGCTCAGCACCAAAGGCGCTGTATGCCTCCTTCGGCAGCTGCGTCACGGCCTGCACACCGAACTTGCCCAGCAGGGCGAGGAGCTGCGGCATCTTGCCTGCGTCGATCAGCGCCGCACCCGCGCGGCTCAGTTCCTCCACGGTGTAGCTCTCAGCCGGAGCGGCGACCGGCGCAGTCGGGGCAACAGTCGTCGGTGCAGTCGGCTGAACAGGGGTGGGCGCAACAGTGCCGGTAGTTGGCGCAGGCTGAACAGGTGTCGTAGGGTTTACGACGGGAGCC